CCAGATCCGAGCGCCGTAAGCATCAACACCACCGGTCGACAAAGCCTGGACCGGAGTCTGATACTTGAACAGCCCCTGTGCCTGCTGGATAACGTGCCGGATCCTTATGGGAGCGCCTTGGAAAGAATCCTCATGGCTGGAACCCAACACCCAGTACACGCCATCCAGAAGAATGGCCCGCCTAGCCGGTAAAGAAACGGACGGAGCAACGGACAGCACGCGACGAGTAACCGTAAGGCCGTCCCGCTTGGAGTCGTCGAACAGGTCTAACTGCGCGTAGAAAGGCGACAGCCCGGTGTACGCATCTACGCACAGTCCCTTATCGAACCTCGACGCAACCTGGTGCAGCTTCATGGCTACTCCCCGGTTACGGGGTCTACGGCCAACCCTACAGCGCTAAGGAACGGCCGCAGAGAAGAGACTGAGGAAGATCCTAGATAAGTCCCCGACGCAGCTATAAGATCCGTGCGCAGCTTCTCGTACATGGCCTGCACGCGCTCACTGGTATCCTTGTAAGGCTCCCCAGAAAAGCGCGTAACGCTAGCCTTGCCGTCTGTAAGAGCCTTCTGAGCAAGCAGGGGCAAGCTGGGCAGGGCAAACACCGCGACGGCGTAGGGAGCGAACAGTTTGACTGCAGCAAACAGCGCAGCCTGCACCTCAGACCTGCTCCCCTCGGCTATACCTACGACTGTGGCAAAATCTGTTAGCAGGGTTGCGGAAATAGACCGCAGCTCCACCAGCAAATACTGGTAGTACATGTCTAGATCGAGCGTGGCGTCCGACAGTTCGTCAGAGTCGACACCCAGGGCGGCACGGACCTCATCTTGAGACGTGTAGTCTTCCAGTGCCACAGCCTATTACTCCTGTTCGGGCGCCTTCACGATGGTGAAAAATCCGGCCTCGATCTGGTTATGAGCCCAGCCATCGAGATCTACCTGGATAGCCTTCCCAACCTCCATGCGCTTGTAGTCATTCTGCGGATTGGGGTGGTCGTACTTAGGAACAATCCATGCGCGCGTACCTAGCGCAGCACGCCTAGCCATTCTTTCTGCTTGTTGCGGAATTACCACAGCGGCCGGCGGGCTCTGGACAAATGCTTCAGGCTCCAAAGGAGCCATTACCTCAGGCTCCACTGCGACCGGTGCCTCAAGCACCTCAGCGGCCGACACCTCGGGTTCTTCCGTCTTTTTGGCATCCTTAGGCAAGCGCTTACCGCGCAGCGGAAGCGTCAACAATGCTTCTGACATAAACAGTCTCCGGGTTGAGAGTAGGGTAGGGGCCCCGAAGGGCCCCTACTTTGCTTCGGGTATTAAGCGACTGTGAGCAAGTCCCAGGCGTCGTCAAACAACCTGTAAGCCACTTCACCGAAGTCAAACCGCATGGCTTGACCACGCTTAAGAACAAACTCTTCCGTGGCTGCGTAGTCCGCTTGCGAGTTGCGAACGCGCCGGATGGCGTAACGAGAGTCCAGAGCAAGCACTTGGCCTGCAGTAATGACACCGTCATCCAGAAGGAAGATGTTAACGCCAGACCACGAAGGATTGCGAACCGTCGCCAGCGCATCGATACGCGTGCTGGTAGGATCGTCTTTCTCAACTGTGGGCTTGTTGGTGCGGTTCTCAATCGCGAGCGCTGTCGCAAGATCGCACATCACCCAGTCGATACGACGCTTCTTGAAGTTGCGACGAAGGAATTTCATCCAGCTCAACTGCGTAACAACACCTCCGCTCGCCGCCGAGTCAAGAGATGTAGTCGTGACCGCAGACAAGGCCGCTTGGCCCATGTCCAAGTCACCGCCGTGGAAAGCTTTGATGAACTCATCGACACGAGCCGCACGCTCGATTTCAGCCTGCCGAGAGAGGGCAAGTGTTACGAGATCCAAAGTCGACGCCTGCAGCGCTTGGTCGGAAATCTCCATGCCCAGCGAGAAGGTCGGGATCGCGCGAGCGACATCCGACGCAGTGATCGAGATCATCGCTGCCGGGTGCGCCAACTGGCTGATCGGCTGACTGCGCATGGACGTCGGTCCTTGCGAGCCGTTGCTGTAGTTGATGATCGGCTGCTCGAACCGCGGGCCGTTCACGCTGTCTTTGACGGCGATCAGGCTTTCGAACATCGACACGTAGCTATCGTTGTTGTCCTTCAAGCCATTTTCCATCTGCTCGAGAACAACCGCCGGAAAGAGAATCCGCGACACCGGGCTGGCGTCACGAACAATCGTACCTGCGTTAAACGACGCATCGCCACGCAGAATATGATTCAGCGTGGGCGGGCGAATGCCGTTCGACGGGTCGGAATGCAGGAACATGTTCGACCCAGCCATCAACTGCTCAAACGTCGACCCGTACTGCTTATCATTCGTCGGGTAGTGCAGAGAGAGCCACTGAGGAAGAGTCAGAAACTCTTCCTTCGCTGCACGGTAGGCGCTGACCTCGAGGTCAAATTCTTGGTTGGCGCCCTGCGTGTCTTTGTAGACTACTTTCGGCATTTTGTTCTCCTTTTTGTCAGCCGAAGACGGGTGCCGTTAAACCGACGCGCCCACTCGTTCAATAATTCCCACCGTGTCAACGGCGCCAGTGCCAGCCGCACCCAGCGAAACAACCCGCCAAGGATTCAGCACAAGCTTGATATGCTCGTTAACATCACCGACCGCACCAGCTTCGGTAACACCGGGCTGAATGGTCGCCTTCGTCACCCTCGCCGGAACGCCGACAGTAAGCGCCGTATCTTTGGCCACCACTGTACCGACCACGACATAGTCACCAACCGCCACTGTGCCTGTGCCAGGCGTGGCTTGGTCCCCGTCGAATGTGACTTCTTTGCGTCCGCCGCGGCGAACTGTACCGATGGTGAAGTCGTCAAGCGTAGCCTTCTCCATCGCCACAATCAGACCCTCGATAGGGTCACCTGCGGCGGCAAGGGCGTAGCGAGACTCCGCAGCCAACTTGACGAATTTGCCGACCTCTTTGTCGGTATACGCATTAGCCGAGCCTGTGCCGGCTGCAACACGGTACGTTTCGTCAGGCTTGTGCCCGATAACGGTTTCTTTTACGAGGAACTTCGCCATGTCAACTCCTTACTTTTTGCCGAAACGAACCGCGGCGAGTTTTGCACTTTCAAGCGAGCTGGCCGCGGCAGCTGCCTCATCAACTTGTTTGTTCACAGGCGCGGTAATCGCAACACCACCGACCTTAAACACCTTTTGGAAATCAGCCGACGCGCGGGCATGCTCTTCAAGCACCGCTTCCGCCGCCAAGCCAGACAGATCAACTGCCGATCCACCAAGAGCGATCTTCATCTTGCTGATGCTGTCCTGGACAATCTTGACCATAGGGGCGTGAGTAACTTGCATGGTGTCGACTTTAGCCTTGAGGTCGCGATTGGACAGAGTCAGATCGAGCACTTGCTGATCCCGCTCTTTCACCTGCGCCTGCAGAAACGAAACCAGGTCCGCACTCGGAGATTTGGTTTCAACAACAGCAGCCGGGACCTCCACGACAGCTTGTGCCTGCTCACCAGTGTCTTCTGTAGCAGGAGTTTCTACGGCGGCAGGAGTTTCCACCGCGGCTACGCTCGCGTCCGAAACTGCCGGCGCAGCGGCGCCTGTCAGTTCGAAGGCCAGGATGTCTTGTTCGGTTAGTCGGGGCATGTGTGCTCCTCTTATTTTTCTTACCGTAGTCGATTCTTGTTCATTTGCCGAGAGATGTCAACGGCATATTGCGGATCCAACGCCGTTAGCACCTCGGAAAACGTAGCAAGCCTGTGCGCCAGGCCCACGTCGACCGCCTTTTGGCCCACAAACACCCGTCCTTGCGCCATCTTTTCGTCTACCAAATCGGCAGATTTACCTAGGGAAGTGGCCACATGGCCTACAAAATTGTCATAGACCGCATCCAACTGCGCCTGTATCTGCTTCTTGGCTGTCTCTGAAAGAGGCTCGTAAGGATTGACTAGCATCTTGTACTTCCCCGCGCGCATAACAGTTGCCGTAATGCCCACGTTATGAAGCATCTTGGTCTGGTCCAAGTGCACCATCACCACGCCGATGGACCCAACGGTCGCATCCGGAGTAGCCAACACTTTCTTAGACGACACCCCCAACCAATACGCGGCAGACGCCATCATCCCTTCGGTAAACGAGGTGACAGGCTTCACCTTGGCATTAACCTTTTGAATCAGGGTCGCAGTCTCCTGCACACCAACCACCTGCCCGCCGGGAGAATCGATATTCAAAACGATCTTCTCAACCGAGGGGTTGTTGACCGCCTCCACCATGGCATTGCGAATGTCCGGGTAGGAGGAAATACCAAACAACCGAGTTATCCAATTGGAAGTACGAATGAGGGGGCCATTGATGCGAACAACACCAATCTTCCCCCGAACCTCAAGCAGAGAAGGCTCGTCGTCCTCATCCTTGTCCTGGCCAACAATAGCCAAAACCTGATCAGCAGGAAGATTCATCATGCGCAGCGCCGCATCCCGCGCAGCCACGTATCCTGAGACTGACCCTAGCCACAGCGACATGTCATCCAGGCTAGCAAGCAGTTCCCGCCCGGCGTCCCTAACTAATTCGATTCGGTCCATGTGTTTAAGCCTAGCGGAATGTCGTTGTCATATCAAGCGGCTACTTAACCCTGCGCACCTGACCACCTTTGGCCCTTTGCGGAGCATCGGGTTTCAGATTTTGGTTTAGCGCCCCGCCGCCAGCCGCACCGGTGCTTGTGTTGCTATAGGGGTTCGCATTCGGATCCTGCGCATTAGGCGTATGGAAGAACGTGCCCGACAAATCCTCCATCCCCTCTGGGGCAAGGCACCCGTTTATTGCCAAAGAGGCCTGGTCATTGGAGATAAACCCAACACTCAACTGAGCGAAGATGCGATCCTGCCGCATTTGCCGGAAGGCTTCCAACTCCGCCTCGGGGCGCAAGTCTATCGACGCATACTTAAAATCAACCGATACGTCGAACCCGAGCAGCCTAACGGCCAGGGTCAGCATGCGCGAGTAGAGCTCGTTCAGCTTGTACTGAACCGCCCCCGCGGCATTTTTCATGAACAGCATTGTCTCGGTGGACGCCACATTCTGGCTGGCCGACCCGTGCCCGAGAATGGCAGGCAATGCTTTGGCACCTGTCGACAGTTTCGAATCTAAGATATCCGTCAGAACTTCCCACTCTTTGTTGAGCGTAATGTTCCCGTTGTTCAGCAGCGACACGCCAACCTGGTCAAACAGTATCAGCGCTTCTTCCGGCTCCAACCCGTTAATCCGGCTCTCCAGGTCAGATATCACCGCTGCCATATAAGCCGTCAGTTTCTCTGCATCCTGCAAAACATCGGCAGGGCAGTACTTCCGAAACTGCTCTTCCTTAATGGCAACGACGAGACGAGGGTGCACAACCCGCTTGATTATTCGTCTAAGATCATTCATGAACTCAGTAGACGCGATCACCGGTTGAACCGCCGGCTCGAGCGGTGACGACGCATACACATCTAACAGATCTTGGTCCAACGACGTGTAGAAGAATGTAGGTATATCCAGGTCGACCACAACCCCGGACTTACGCTGCTTGGGCGCCAAGAACTTGCCGCTCTTGTCGGGATAAAACTCAACCTCCGACGTAGAGACTGGCGCAATCGTGCGAGGAAAGCGGGTCTTGTCCAACACCAACTCCGCACCTGCAGCACCGTAGTACAGCAGCTCTTTGCCCAGCATCTCGGAATTCGAACGCATGGAGTTAATACCGCTAAACCCATCGCTATAGTCCTGCAGCACATCAAACCGAGTAAGGAGGGCATACGCCGCGGCCGTAGCTTCCCGGTTGAACGACCAATCAAGATTGCGAGCCACAACCACATACGAATCAGTAATAGCTGTGCGCAAATACGCGAACACCGCACCGGCAAGGTCTGGGCTGGACGCAGCAAAGTCTCGGACGATCGTGCGCGTGCTGGCGCCAGTACGGTACGACGTCAGGTCCTTATTCGCGAGCGCCCGGTCATTTCTGGACAGCGCGGTACTCGGGTTGGGCTTCGCCGTACGTAAGTAAGACGGGATGGACTGTTGCTGCTTGGCTACCTTAGGCTGGGGCAGGGCGGGAAGCTTCGCCACAGAAAGCATTTCAGCCCTCTGCTGAAGGCGGTCCTGTCGCTTTTCCTGCCAGGTTTTGAGCCATGAGAGCATGGTTCACCCTTTTCTTATTATCCCAATAGCATAGCGGAATGCCCTATTTAGCTCAAGCTACCCCCTGTTTGAGCTTGAACTTGGACGCTAGAGGCAAGGCTATCGCCCCGCCGACTGTGACCCCTCGCAGCTTCGCTGCCACACTGGTATAGAGCAAGGTGTGGTGGAAGTGGTCATCCCCCTGCTTGGTCTTCTTCCACAGAAACTGTAGATCATTATGCTGCGTGTAGTCCTTAATTCTCTTCATGTCCTGCAGGTGCGCAGTCACCGTCTCACGGTTGTCATCCTCAACAAAGAACACCTGACCAGAGCGAATCTCCAGCATCAACTGATCCAACGCCTTGTTCCTGTTGACGTTCACCTGCCGCAGGTCAAGCTTTCCTTCCTCCGGATCCTTGTCCCGCCGCTTCAGGACGAACGGAATCGCGTCCTTCATGTCAACGTACAGTGCCCCCCAGCAATTAGCGTCCACCGCCTGCATACGCATAACCGTTTCAACATACGGCACCGTATCTACCACGGTCAGCATCACCCGATACTGCTGCCTAAGCTCCGCACACCTTTGATAGATTTGACCAACAGGCACGCGCAATGTCTTAACGACCAGAATCTTGCCCTGCGAATCAACCCCGGCAATCATCACATGACAGATCAATCCCATATCCACGCCCATCACGTGGGTGAAGAAACTGGGCACTACCCCCGGCACATAGCAAGCGTCGATATCCTCTTTCGAAAGACAGGTCTCCTTATCCGACGCAGTCTTCCCGAGGCCAAAGTTGATGAAGTCAACATACCGGCCGTACTCTGTACTGCGCTTGACGATATCTCCCGGTGTAATGATGGCAGGCGCGTCAAAGGGCTGGATCTGATAGCCTGACGCGTCGTACATCTCTGTTGGATTCTCACACACCCACTGCCTATGCTCGATCGACAGGTCCGCGGCTCCCCCGCACTTCGGGCACTCCACCCAAGCATCTTTATATTGGTGATTATGTAAGTTGTGCTTAGTAATCTCGTGCAGTTCGCCCTTAAATTTAGGGATACGCACGTTCTTGTGGTAGTCGGGCAGAAACCACTCATTGCAGTGCGTGCACTTACACAGACTGTAGTGCCGCCGGCTGACATCCATCTCAGCCGAGATGCCCAAACCCTCGACCGTGGGGGTCGAGAACTTCCAGATTATTTTGTAGGGGGAGTGCGTCAAGCGTGACTGGTACGTACCAACGACGTCCGCGTCGGAAAAGTCCAGCTCATCGTGCATCAGCGCATCCGCGGGAACCGAGATCGCGGCGTTCTGCCCAACAGTACCTTTCAAGTGCAGAAACGACGATCCGAATTGCTTAACCTCCGCGTTGTTGACCGCCGTGTTCAGGTTAAACTTTATGTCTGGGCTCCCCGCGATGATAGGGTCGAACCGGGTTTGCGAAAACTTCCGGCCGTCTGTGGCCGTGGGCATGGTATAGATGACTGTGAAGCCATCCATAATATTGATCATAGCAAGCGCGCATCGGGACGACATCTCCGACATCCCGATCTGGCTGCACTTACGCACATTGATCTGAGGGCTGGGGTCGCGCAGGATCTGCAACTGGTACTCGTGGTCCTTGAAGGAAAAGTTCTCCCCCTT